GTGCGAGTTCAAGTCTCGCCTCGGGCATCATCCTGTATACAAATGGGAGCTCAAATCAAACCCAAACAGTCCACTAAGTTTGCAAATCTTGAGTCCAGAAAGATCGCTTGCCCTGAATGCAAGCTAGCTGCGTTTGGTGTAATAGAAAGTAGGAAAACAGTAGACGGTGTTCGTCGTCGTTATAAGTGTGATGAATGCCTCTACAGAGAGACGCGGCACGAAATTTCCGTGGCGGCTTACGAGGAACTTGTTGATCTCCGACGTAAGTTCAGAGAGCTGCAATCGTTGCTTGGTGTTGTGTTAGATCAAAAGGAGGCTAAAGACGAATCAGAAGTACTTCCTTGTTATACATGTGCGCACATGGGCGTCTACGGCTGTGGGTTTGATTACCCAGAAGCCAACACTGAAGGAGCTTTCGGTTGTATCCAGTATAAAAAGGCATAATCTTGCTACTATGCTGACATAATTAAGAGTTCAGATGTCTGAATCGATTCCGGTTATTGGCACAGCTATTGTTAATAACCCTTATTGGTTACACAGGCTTTTTATGAGCATCGACTTTCCTGTCGATGACTTTGTCGTATTCAACAACAACGGACGCGGTCAGATCACTGGTGAGGTCGAGGCGCTTCGTCGTCTTGATAACCCGTACGTAAAACGAGTGCATGTAACGCACATGCCTTCGAATATCGGCTGCTCGGGAGCTTGGAACCTGATCATTAAGTCCTTTATGAAGGCTCCGTACTGGGTGATCAGCAATCACGACGTGATGTTTGAACCCGGTTTCTTAGAGGAGATGCATGAGGAAGCTAAAGATCCCGAGGTCGGGACTGTCCACGGCTCTGGGGGCGGTTGGGATATTTTTCTCCTGAAGGACTGGGTCGTCGACAAGTACGGTTTATTTGATGAGAACCTCTATCCCGGTTACTGCGAAGATATGGATTATGGGATGCGTTTTATTCACGACGATATAAAGCGTGTTTTAAATCTGAAGCACGGTTATTACCACGGTAGATATAAAGATTATTCAGATGGTTCGCAGACCTGGCGTTCAGAGCCTCGGCTCCAGACAGCTGTCCACACAGCTCACGAATTAAATAAGCGATACCTTCACATGAAGTGGGGAGAAGCGTGGCAGGCGCACGTCGAAGGCGAAACTCATAAAACTCCTTTTAATATCCCGGAGCTTCCAATTGACTTCACAACTTATGACCTTAGCTTTGTGCGCCGTAAACACTTAGGTTTTTAGAAAAAGTCTGTTTTGGTTAAAGATCTATGATTATCCCAGTTTTAGTTTTGTGATGCCTTTTTACTCATCGCACCCTTCTGGAGGGAAACTACTAAATAACCTAAAAAATCTTCTCGATTCCAAGAGTATTTCTTCGTTTGGTTTAAGCCGTCTAGCGCAGCTATCTCCTACAACTACTCGGAAGATATATTCTGATCCTACTTATATACCGTCTCCTGACGTACTTGAGAAACTGTGTATCTCCCTGTCGTGTGATCCGGGCGATTTATTAACTATTGCAGGTACAATGGAGTCATCTATAGCGGTGTGTTCTGGTGTTTAGTAAGGCCGACTATGCACTTGCAGCTCGTGTTTTAGGGCTGCCTGTTCCCGAAACCCCGGCTGAGATGGCTGCGGCCACGCCTGCAACCGCCCGTGTTATGCGGCAATTCGCAACCGCACTCCCCGTGGCTCCCGGTCATGATCCGGAAGGTATGTATACGGGAGCCACCCACTCGCTGAATGCGTATCCTGCGAATACGCAGCCCATGCAAAAGGCTCAGCTGGCTTCGGCACTTCGTACTGAGCCGGAAGCGGGAGACGATGTGTATGTCCGCGAGTTGCTTGCTTCCTTAGAACCTGATGAGTACATGCTGATTATTCAGCTGCTCGAAGCTCTTGCCGAACAAGAAGATGAGCAGATGGATCAGCTGTCAGCTCAGCGCCCGATGGAGTATGACTCCCCTAACCTAGGCGCTAACTATTCGGTTCTGAACGCTCCTTGTTCTAACCATATTCCTCCATCTCAGCAGTTCCAGCAACTGAGCTGATAATGGATAACAACACTCGGCGTCAACAGCTAAGGGAACGTGATGTTCGGAAGCTAGCTCCCGAGCTAGATCCTGGAGCGTTTATGCAGATGTATATGGAGAGTAACTTTCCGCAGACTGCATCGCTTCCTTCTCCTCAGCAGTTAGCTATGCCTCCTGTGCAGAATTCTGCTCAGGATCCCTTAAAGTTAATGAAGAAGCCACTTAGTGGCACTAAATACGACAGTCCGGGCGGCTATTGATGGCTAGATATAGCTTTCTTAGAGGCCCAGACAGTTCTTCTCTCCGTGGCCTCGGTTCCGGATTAATCCCCACCCCTTCACTAGGTTCTTATTCAGGAGCGAAAATGGCCGCACCCATTGCCGCAGCTGCAGCAGCAGCACCAGCCGCAGGAAACGTCCTTACTCGTTTCGCGGGTGCTCTCATCCCTAATTTAATCGGTGAGATCGCGGGAGGGTTCCTTAGGCCTGGTGGCGTTGTTCCGAGTACAGCCACGATGCCTGTGGGGAACAAATACAACCTTTCAGCTGGCGAAGTACAGAATATCGTCCGTATGGCAGATGAGATTAACTTCCGTCGCCGGATGTTAGGTCTTGAGGAGATTGATCCCAGTCAGATAATCGGCGACATCGTGGAGACTAACCGTCTTCTGATGAAAGAAGCTGGTGAGCGGGAATACGCCATCGAACAGTTAAGACAGCAGGGTGCTATTCAGTCTTCTCTTGCTAATCAGATTGGCGCTGGTTTAACTGCTCAAGGTGGAGCTACTCAGCAGATGATCGCAAGTACGCTCCAACGTCCTAATATTGATCCAGCAGATGCTGAGTTAGCGAGGGCGTTCTGATGACTCCTGAAGAATTCTTAGGAAACGCACTCAAGGGAACTTTGCTGGTTAACCCCATCACCGCACCCCTTGTTATCTCAAGCGAACTTGGCAAGCTTATGGGTGTAGGCGGCAAGAAACAGGAGCCCCCTAAACCCAAGAGTCAGCCTGAGAGCGACCCTAACGCTCCGCCTCCGCCTCTTCCTGAGTGGGCAGAACAGCTGCCCCCTGAGGGTTACGCCGATCCAAACACCAATTACGATCCGCGTCAGCAGCCGTTGCCTCCGGGTGCTCCTGACGTCGGTGCTCTTCTTCCCGGTCTGCTTTCGCAGTGGGAGGAGGCCAATCGTCGGCGCGAAGCAGAAGCTCGCAAGTTCTATCCTGAGCGCACTCAGATTGACCTTGAGGCTTGGAAGCAACGTGAAGCTATTGCTCGCGAGAACTCTCTCGAGCGCATGCGCGAAAAGACCAAGCGCGATAAAGAGCTCAAGGTCATCGATGCGTGGACTGCCGTTACACAGTCTGAGATCCAGCGGGAAACTGCATTGGGTCTTGGGATGATGAACCTAAGCGCCACGCTGGGTATGCCTAACCCCAACGTTTTAGCTGCTAATGCGAATGCCATCGCAGCTGGTAGCAAAGGATTTACAGGCCCTCAACCGGTGTTTTAATCATGGGACTCGGAAGTATTCTTGGCAGTATTGCTGGTAGTGTAATCGCTCCCGGTGTGGGCACTGCTATCGGAGGTGCTCTCGGGGGTGCCGCCGAATCCGCTTTTGGGGGAAACAACAGTGGTGGGAGTGGTGGTGGAACTCCTACTGATTACTATGCTCTTTATGGAGCTCAGGCAGCTGCTGCGAATAACCCCTTAACCGCAGCAATGCAAGGGCTTTCTGTTTTGCAAGGTGCCTTTGGTGGCGCTTTAGGTCTAGAGGGCACAAGTACTGCTTCTGCTCAGCTTTCAGTCCTTAAAGAAGCTATTGATCGAGCTCAGAAAGCAACCCAAACTCAAGCTTCTATTACTGCTGGTGCTGCGGGTGCAGGTTTAGACCTGCTCAAACAGATTGGTCAGGCTCGGTTATCTACCGAGTTAGCAGGACCTACTCTTCTTTCCCAAGCTGGTTCTGCCGCTCTGGCTGGTGAGAACCAGCTGGCGATGAATCTGGCTGATACTAGCCGTAACATCCAGGCCCTTCAGCAGCAGACCCAAGCTGCTGTGGCCCAGAAACAAGCAGATACGCTTGCCGATGTGTTTAGTACTCGAGCTCAGACTGAAGGCAAATTAGCGCTTGGGGCACAAGCTCTTGAAAGTGGCTTGAAGCTGCAGCAAGCCAAGACTATCAGTGACTTGCAAAACATCCGTGGTCAGACTCAGGCTCAGCTCGCCCTGAAGCGTTTCGGTGCGGGTCAAGCTCTGGCTGGTCAACGGTATTTTGCATGATCAAATCGACAATCGGTGATTCCACAAGCGTTGCTGAGTGGTTGGCTTCGCTTGGGAAATCCCAGCAGGATGCTTTTAAGCATTACGCGAAAAACAGTACGAGCGATATCGAAGCATATCTCTTTGCTCGTTTTTTAACTCCTGGGTTTCGGGGATCTATTGCTGACTTAACTGCCTTCATCCAAGAGCGCTACCCGAAGACGGATCTTCGTAAAGATCTTCTGATTGAAATCGATTCTCTAAAGGATGACTTAGCCAACGTCAGGTCGATGACCACGACTGGGATGTTGGACTACGCGACAGCGGCGACCAAGATTGCTGTTTTGCAGAAGGAACTTCGATCCCACATTCAAGCAGTTCGTCAGCTGACTGATGGACTTGATCGCCGTGGGCTCCTTCTAGCTGGTGCTGATCGTTGCTTGCGTGAGCTTATTAATAGCTTTGAGGATCAGCCAACGATCAGTTCTCTTCTGGAAGAAGCTTCGTTGTTGATTTGGGGAACTATTGAACGGGAAGAAAAATCGTAGACTGGTTACTAACTAGTTTTTGATAGATGTCTGTTATTCGTTTTGAGTTAACAGGACTCCCTAAGTATTTAGAACTTATCTATAAAGATAATGTTCCTGATGGTTATATTAAAGACGACTTTGAGGCTTACTCGGGTCGCGCAGGCGATCAACGTTACTATGCTGACACGGTCGAGCAGATGAAAATCGACATGTTCGGGCCTGAGGCGTTGAACTGGTGAGATTCAACGCCTTACTTCCTTACGCCTAGACCCGGTCCATTAGGCTGAGGATATTAACCACGGGTGTTCTGAATACACCCATGAAACTGTCGTTAACGCCCATAGCCATAACTAGCTCCTCTTCATCCTCTAAATAGCAACTAAAGGGAAGAATGCATGCAGGTTGATTAGAGATATCGTTACCTGCGGCGTCGGTCCATGTGATTAAATCATCTTGGGTGGAGCCAACGAATAGAGCGTCTTTTGTGAACCCAGTGATTCGGGTCTGTGCGTCATCCAAAGTTAAAGCACCTAGGCAGTACAACAGATAAGGACGTCCGCCGATCTGAGAAACCATGTATTTCCAATGGAAGAATACAAGCCACTCGTCTTCTATCTTGATAGGAGCCGTGGAGTTAAACGTCGGGTGTTTACCTGTTGCAGCTTCTAAACACTTTGACTGAATTGTTTTATCCGATTCACCAGGGGTTTTAATCGATACAGGAGCGACCGAATAAAGAAGACGCAATTTTTCGTTGTCGTTATAAAAACACCAGTTTTTTTCTGACCCGCCATCGACGTAGTTTTTACCGATTCTTGGGTATATACACTCCACAAGATTCCCGTACTCATTAATCTCTCCTACGCAAACTTTTGGTGATTTAAGCATCAAATGCTTTGTTGAGTCCCATTTTGTTGCGTAGGTACTAGTTACAAACTGACAATAAAGTCTGTCGTCAGGAGTTACAAAGAGACGAGGGTCTTCGTAACTAAGTCGATGTTTTCCGGGACGTAACTTCCGAGGAGCAATGATTGTGGAGTCGTTTAAAAGTTCTCCAACCCATAAGTCGGTTGGGGTGTTGTTGTAATAAAAATATTTCATATCGTGCCGGAAGCAAAAAGGTTCCGGTTGTGATCGCCAAGCAATAAGGGATGACCCTCGATGCTTAATTAAGCTAGGGCTGAAATTAGCAACGCTTCCTTCGGGTAACCCCGTAGTAATTCGAGTAAATGTCCCTCCAAGATCTTCAGCTTGTTGGAAGACTGTTGGGTATCCAGTGTTATCCCGTAACCTCGCTTTAAGGACGGTCTGAGCGTGATAGTTGCGATAGCGGTGAAATTGAACGCTCACTTGGCCAGCTCCTCCATGGCTTTTTCGAAACCTTCAGCGATTTTGTCCCAGCGATAGGACGGATTTTGAGTTACTTCGAAACAATCGTCAGCAACTTTTTGATAGAACACTTTGTCTTCGTATAACGTTGAGAGCTTCTCGGCTGCGTCATCTACATCGACAATGCCACGCTCCACTCCGAGGTCTTTGTCGTAGATCCAAGCAGCAACGTCTGCCAGCAGAGCTTTGCCTTTCCAGACGTCAGAGCACGAGGTGTGGTTCGGCATAACCTGTGGACGTTTACATATCGCGTGTTCGAAAGGTACAAGTCCCCAGCCCTCACCGTTACAGGTATTTAATCCAACGTCACAGGCGTTATAAATAATGTTTAGTAACTCGTCAGGTGGAGCGTTGGTGTAGTCGATATTATTTGCAGTCATGATTAGACGCTGGTCTGGGTTTAGACCAGCCCTCTTCATCTCAGCGTTAAAGATTGCTCGCACATCCCACCCAAGATCTTTTTCGCTCATGTGCAGGTAGAGCGAGGTATCAGGTTTATCCTTCGCAAATTTGACGAAAGTTTTGATCGTTAGGTCGATATTTTTACGCGGCTGATTTCGGTTGGCGTTAAGGACAATAAATTTGTCAGTAGGGAGATGAAGTTTCTTACGACAGTCGTCTCTGTCAAGAGCGTGGAACTTACCAGTATCCAGACCATGGGGGATTACTCCAAGCATCTTGGGCTGAACCCCATGCTTCATAATTCGCTGAGCCTGTTCAATCGAGAAAGTAATCGCAAAATCCCAGTCCTTAATAAACCGCATGTGGTTTTCGATGTACCACTCGCTATCGATTGGGAAGTAAGCGATGAACTTGAACTTCATCGATGACTTCAGGAGGTGGATTCGCTCCCACACCTGGTTAACCATCCAGATGTCGTTCAGACAAATCACAAAATCTGGGTTTTCTTGCTGAACCACAAGAGGCAGCCGCTGAATACCGAAACGGTCGGCGGGGTTCAAAGCACCAGCTGGGTAGACCTTGAATGGTAGATCGTGTGGATCTCCTGTGTAGTTAATACCAAACGCTACGATCTCGTTATCTTTCGCTAGGTGCTCCAGAATACTGTGTGTTACACGAGCAAAACCTGTGTTCGAAAGGATATCTCCGTACCAAAGGATTTTTGCCATGCGGGGGTTTAAAATCTTTGCTAACAGTATACAGACAGTTTTTGAAAGAGCATGCCTAGTAGAGAGAGTTTTGCGTATCGCCGTGCTCTAAAAATGAGAGCAACTAAGGCTATGGATTCAAGCGCCCCTGAGCTCGATACTATATTCACTAGAGCAGCAGAAGACTTCCATACCTTCTGTACGATTATGGACAAGGCTCCAGCACGTCATATGCTGGAGTGGCACAAGCACTTGATAACAGGCGAGAGCAATAGATACCTATTAGATATTGCGGGACCAAACCTCGATATTCTTGCTCCTCGAGGTTCGGCAAAGTCCACGGTGCTTAATATGTTCACTGCCTGGATTATCGGCAGACACACAACGGCAGGTCTCCCACTCCAGATCATCTACTGCTCATACAACATCGCTACGGCAATACCTAAAAGTCGAATTATCAAGCAGATCATCGACTCTGCAACGTTTAAAAAGATTTTCCCTAAAGTCCAGCTTCGCGCTGGTATGCAGTCAGATATTGGTTGGTCGATCGATTTTGACTATGCGGGCATCAGTCGAGTGGGTGATGAGGAATTTACCCTTCGCGCAGCGGGTCTTCGTGGCTCCATTACGTCGAAGCGAGCTCACCTAGTCATCGTGGATGACCCTATTAAATCGAGCACGGATATTAAAAACCCGTCGATTCGGGACGAGATGAACAATAACTGGAGCTCAGTTATCGCTCCCATTATTTTTGAGGGAGGGAGAGCTATTTGTCTCGGGACCCGCTTTCACCCTCTTGATATCCATAAGACGATGTTCGTCCCTGAGAAGGGGTGGAAACAGGTCCAGCAGGAAGCGCTTACATATGACAACAGCGGTGAGGCCGTTAGTTACTGGCCTGAGCAGTGGAGTGTGGATTATTTGTTAGGCCAGAAAGAGCTGGACCCCGTGGCGTTTGCGTTCCAGTACCAACAGCAGCCTGTGATGACGTCCGATCTGATCCTGTCTCCTGATTTATTGATTAAGGGAGACGTTGTCACCGAGTTTGATTCCCTTGCTGTAGGTATTGATTTATCCGCCAGTAAAAACGAAACGTCCGATTACACAGCCTTTGTTCTTGGCGGTCGTCTGAAGGATCAGTACTACATCATTGATGCTCACCAAGTGCGCTCGATCGGCAATCTTGAAAAAATCGATCTTCTCTGCAAGATGCTCGTTGAGTGGGGGATTCTCCAAGAAAACTCAGAGGGCCAGTATTTTCCTACGTACTCCACTTGTACTCTGGTTGTTGAAGCTGTTGCTTACCAGGCTTCTTTAGCTGCCGATCTTAGACGGGTGATGCTGAACGAATGGGGACTGGGTAATCTCCATATCCACGAGGTCAAAGGTTTTAGAGGGGACAAGATCGCTCGGTTCCGAGGTACCTTGGGTCTTTTAGAGAATAAAAAAGTAATCTTTAACCGTTATCGAAGGTTTGACCAGCTCTTTGATCAGGTAATTAACGTCGGGGCTACTTCTCACGACGATTTACTAGATGCCTATACCCATCTAATGTGCTTTTTGCAGCGTCGGGGTAACTTTCATCTGGAGTACTGATCGATGATCTCTGAAACCTGGCGTCATTCAGAAGCTGTGATGAACACCTATAGGGTGATGTTTAACATCACTGCTCATAATCCTCTTTCTCGTGTCGATCCTTTATTAGAAGTTCTGCGTGGTTATGACAAAATCCCTGCGGCTACCAAAGACGTTTTTATATTTATCGATCATGAACACGAAAGCGATAAACAAATTCTCTTAGACCTTTTATGCCCAAACCTGAAGACTCTCTGTATTCAGGTTATCGTCGCTGGCCCTGAGTATCAGGGTTTTGCTCTGTGCTGGTCACATAAACAAATACTCAAGTTGGCTATTGAGACAAAGGCTTATGACATTTATATGTATAGCGAAAACGATATGGTCTTTACCAAAGACCATTACACGTATTGGTTAACTTACCGTCAGTTCTTAAAACCACTGAATTTAGAACCAGGGTTCTGCAGATACGAAAGATACGACGAAAAATGTGTTCCTTTTGATAACTACAGAAAATGGTCCCTATCCCAACCTACTAAAGACGTTTGGGGCGATCGACCTTATCGAGTGAAAACATTCTTGACACCGACTCTTGAATTTGTTGGCTTTGCCTCTCTAGGTAACCCCTACATGGGTTTTATGGTTTTAGACCAGGAGATGGCTAATACCTATATCAATTCACAAAGTTTTGATCCGGTTGCGAGTTTTGAGTTAACGCGCCATCGCTGTTGGCCAATTGCAGACAGAAGTTCTATGGGTCTCGCTTTTGAAGGGCTCGAGGCAGATCAGGAGCATCGTCGAGTTGTTCCGATCGTTAAAGAAGGTGAAAAGCTTCTCATAGCACCGTGCGGGCTCGTTGAGCATTTAGATAAAAAGTACAGCACGCGTTTAGCTGATGAGGATGGTACTCTCATGGATATTTCTGAGATGCTTGTTGTATGAGTGATTCTGTCTCACATCCGTCTCACTATACTCAAGGTGATATTGAGTGCATCGATGCCCTTAGGGCGTCGCTTGGACCTGAGGGTTTTAAAGGATTCTGCAGGGGTTCGGCGATTAAGTACTTGTGGCGGACTGAGCACAAGAACGGTATCGAAGACCTTAAAAAATGTGCATGGTACATAAACAAGCTCATCGAAATTGCTGAGCAAGAAGGTTAAACTATTACTGAGGCTTCTTACCTATGGATATTCGCGCTTTCGGTTCTGTATTCCCTCAACAAGCCAGTTTGCCTTACGCCAGCGGTTTCGCTTGGGTGCCTGGAGATGGGGAAAAGCGGTTCAGCACCTGCCGTGGTTTATATATCGAGGGGGATGCGACTGATGTTTTTTATGTCGAACTGAACGACGCTCCCGGACAGTGGTTTTTGACCGAAGTTGGTGCCAATAAAGTCTTACCTTTCGCTGCCACGGCGATTAGTGGCGGAAATGTCGACAGTGTCAAGGTGCTCTACTGATGGCTAACCAGTTTGTCCCTTACGCTTTTAACTTTTCTAAGGCGTATCAAGATCAGGTGTTTGCAGCCGATCAGCAAAGGCGTGCGAATCAGGGAGCTGACTCTGCTTTCGCTCAAATGGCGGCTGACGACGAAACCGATATGACTGGTCAGCCGACTCCGCAGGCCCCAAGCACGCCGATGGTTACTTACGGGGATGGCTTAGAAGGCCCCGTGGACGCCCTTGAGCAAGATCGAGAAATTATGTCTAGGGCAAAGAGGCGGGCCTCG